GGCAGAAGCGGACGGAGATCACGCAGGATCGGGTTTTAAATGAACTGGCCGCAATTGCTTTTTCCAAGGCTTCTGATTATGCGAAAGTAGTTGAGAAACAGGCTACAGCAGAAGTAGATGGAAATATTATTCCACTTGTAGGAGAAGACGGAGAACCGATTCTTTATCGGACCGTAGAATTGGAGCTTACAGATAACCTTACAGAGGAACAGCAGCGAGCCCTCGGAACGATTAAAAAGGGGCGCGATGGATTGGAACAGAAGCCCTGCGACAAGGTAAAGGCGCTCGAGCTTCTTGGCAGGCATTTGGGTATGTGGAATGATAAGATAAACGTCGAAGGACAGGTGGAAGCCAAAAATCCATTTGCAGATCTGACGACAGAAGAATTGAAGAAGTTGGTCGGCGATGGATAGGGAAGAACGAATTAAACAAGGGGCTTTGATAGAACTTGCAAAGCGTGAGTTCTTTTTTTATTGTCAATTAAAAGCACCGGATTTTTATAAAAGCGATAGAACGTTTTTAGTAAATCTTTGTAATGGGCTTCAGGAATTTGTGGAATCTGATGAAGAGGTGTGTATTGTAAATATCCCTCCGAGACACGGAAAAAGCAGAACCGCAGGAAATCTTGTGGAATGGTGTCTAGGGAATGACCCAACATATAAGATCATGACTGGTTCCTACAATGAAACACTGTCTACTATGTTTTCGAAAAATGTGAGAAATAGCATACAAGAGAAAAAAGCTGATGAAAGTAAACCAGTGTTTTCGGACGTATTCCCGGGAGTAGAAATAAAGTACGGAGATGGTGCCATGAATCTATGGAGCCTCGAAGGCGGCTATAACAACTATCTTGCGACATCGCCTACCGGAACAGCTACAGGATTTGGATGCAATCTGATGATTATAGATGACCTTATCAAGTCAGCACTGGAAGCAAACAATGCAACGGTATTGGAAAACCATTGGTCATGGTTTACAGATACGATGTTGTCACGTTTGGAAGAGGGTGGGAAAATTATCGTAATCATGACGAGATGGCATAGCGAAGACTTGGCGGGGAGAGTACTGGAATGGTGTCAAAACAGCAATAAAAAATACCGACATATAAAAGATAAGGCTTTACTGGATCCTACTAAGCGCTTAATGCTCTGCCCGGAGATTCTCAGCTATGAGTCTTACAAAGATAAAACAAGCGCGATGGGAGAAGATATCGCCAGCGCTAACTACAATCAGGAGCCAATTGATCTAAAAGGACGGCTATACACAAAATTTAAGACTTACGAAGATATACCGCGGGATTTCAATGGGGATCAACTCTTTACGGAGGTTAAAAATTACACTGATACGGCTGATGAAGGAAGCGATTACTTATGCAGCATTACTTATGGGGTGTACAACATGGAAGCTTATGTGCTCGATATAATCTATACTCAAGAGGCTATGGAGCACACAGAAGGAAAAGTAGCAAAAATGCTATTTGATCATAGAGTAAACATTGCTGATATTGAATCTAATAATGGAGGAAAAGGATTTGCAAGGGCGGTAGAAAGTATTTTGCAGCAACAATTCCAAACGAATAAAACATCAATTAAGTGGTTCCACCAGTCACAGAACAAGAAAGCAAGGATTTTATCTAACGCCACTTGGGTGATGGACCATATTTATTTTCCGAAGAATTGGAGAGATAGATGGCCAGATTATTATAAAGACATGAATAAGTATCAAAGAGAAGGTAAAAATGCACACGATGATGCGCCGGATGCAACTACTGGAATTGCTGAAAAGATAAGCAAGGGTAAAGTGAAGTTAAAGACCTTTAGAGGAGGAATATAAAATGAATGGGAAAAGACCATACAAACTGCCGGAACCGCTTTTATGTTCCGCTGATAAAGAAATCAATATGACATTAGTAGATGAGTATATTCGCAAGCATGAAGAGCGAATACCAAGGTACAGATACCTTGAGAATCTATACAAAGGTTTCCACGATGTATTCCGTCTTCCGGAAAAGGAGTCATGGAAGCCGGATAACCGACTGGCAGTGAATTTCCCAAGGTATATCACAGAGACCTTTTTGGGATACGCTTATGGGATTCCGGTTAAAAAATCTCACCCAGACGAAAAAATAAAAGATGCGATCCTTGAATTTGACCGGGATAACGATATCTCAGATCAAGAATACGAGCTGGCGAAGAAGTGCTGCATCTACGGACATGCTTTTGAGTATTTTTACCAGGATGAAGAAGCAAAGACAAAGACAGTAGTCTGCAATCCAAAAGAACTGTTTGTTGTCTACGATGATACCGTAAAGAGCCGCGCCCTATTTGCAGTGAGATACGGGAAAAAGGACGATAATGTTACAAGGTATGGTGAGATACTAACAAGGACAGAAATCATCCCATTTGAGGGAGAAAAGATGCAGGAGGGAGTGCTGAACCCTTATGGGCGCATCAATTGCGTGGAATACCTGTTAAACGATGAGAGAATCGGCCTGTACGAGGAAATTGCCGGCATGGTAGAAACATACAACCGAGTGATCGGAGAAAAGGCAAATGATGTAGATTCTTTCGCAGAAGCGTATCTTGCAGTGCTTGGTGCAGAATTGGACGAAGAGGGTGTTTACAAGATTAGGGACAACCGGATTATAAACTTGTACGGCACAGATAATGCAAAAGATATTATCGTACAGTTTCTCGGAAAGCCTACGGCAGACGGAACACAGGAAAATCTTTTGAATCGGCTTGAGGATTTGATTTATCAGACAAGTATGGTAGCGAATATCTCAGATGAATCGTTTGGAAATGCTTCTGGAACTTCCCTCGCGTATAAACTGCAGTCTATGAGCAATCTTGCACTAACGTTCGACCGTAAAGTTGAAAAGTCCATGAGGAAACGATATAAGCTGTTTTGCTCTCTTGCAACGAATGTGTCAGATCGGGACGCGTGGAAAGATATTGATTTTACAATGAGTAGGAATATCCCGAAGAATCTCCTTGAAGAAGCACAGACAGCACAGGCGCTTGAAAGCATCGTATCCAAGGAAACGCAGCTGCAGGTGCTATCTGTTGTCAAGGACGTTTCGGAGGAGATCGATCGAATGGAGAAAGAGGACAAAAAGAAGCAGGAAACAATCGTAGAGAAGCGGATGTTCGGAGGTGCGGCGGATGAGCAGCAGGACGTACTGGAAGAATAGGGAAGAAGAACAGCGAAAGAAGAATATCAAGGATGAAGCTGAATATGCGAAAGAGATCGAGAAGATCTACGCGAACATGATGGATGAAATCCAGAAAGAGATCAATGGATTTTACACACGATATGCAAAAGCAGAAGGAATCACAATCGCAGAAG